GCTGGTGGCAGAATTGCCGAGAAGATACAGAACGCAGTCAAAGGTAAGGGAGGTATTACTCGGATTACGACAAAATTTACGAGTGCCAACAAAGAGACGAAAATCATTGTCAACAGTCCGTGGGTCAAAGAGCATTGTCTGTTCAAGGATAGCTCTCTCTATAAGCGTAACAGCGATTATGGACGCATGATTGATATGCTCACCTCTTATACGGTTGCTGGAAAGAATAAGCACGATGATGTTCCCGATGGTATGGCTATGCTGGCAGAGTTCGCACAAAGTCTCGTGGGTAGCAAGGTCGAGGTGTTCAAAAGACCGTGGTAACAATTTTCAGATTGATTATCCACATTATAAGAGCTATTTTTCCACATTTTGTGTATAAGTCTATTGACTTACGCTATATGTAGTGTTATACTGTAATCAGATTAGTATGTGATTAGTGGGTGCATGATTGCACGAGATTAAGTTCTCGAAGCAGTCATGCACCCATTTTTATTTTGTCGGAAAGGAGGGAGACACCGTGGCACATCAAATAGACGAGGAAAAGGCGTTGAGTGCAACCCGGCTTATGAGCGGCAGACGGATTATCAAGACCAGCGTTACGGAAATCACGGACAGTAATGTGGTCGAAGTTCTTCTGAAAGCTCTCGCTATACATGAGCTTAACCGTAGTGAGATTGATTACCTGTGGAAGTATTACAAGGGCGAACAGCCTATCAGACACCGTGTTAAAGATGTAAGACCCGAAATCTGCAATAAGATTGTGGAGAACCGGGCGAATGAGATTGTCTCCTTCAAAGTCGGCTATCTCTGCGGCGAACCTATCCAGTATGTGAGCAGAAATGGCGGTGAGGAAACCGTAATGGCTATCAATACTCTCAATGAGCTGATGTTTGCAGAGGATAAGGCAAGCCAAGACCAAGAGATTGTTGAATGGCAGATGGTATGTGGAACAGCCTACCGTCTTGTTCTCCCGGACGAGCCGGGGGAGGAGGACGAAGCACCGTTTGAAATGTACACTCTCGACCCGAGAGATACATTTATCGTCTACTCAAACGAAATAGGCAACAAGCCGCTGATGGCTGTCAAATACAGCAAGGACGATAACGAGATACTGCATTACTCCATTTACACCGAGAACCGCTATTATCTCGTGGAAGAAAGTCTGCTGATTGAATCGAAACCACACGCTCTCGATATGATACCGATTTTTGAGTACCCGGCGAATAACGCCCGGCTGGGGGCGTTCGAGATTGTCCTTCCTCTGCTGGACGCAATCAACAATGTGGAAAGTAACCGTATGGACGGTATGGAGCAGATTGTACAGGCTTTTATCAAGTTCATTAACTGCGACATTACCAAAGAGGAATATGAGGAGTTCTTAGAGCTGGGAGCAATCAAGGTTAAGTCCGTAGACGGACAGACCGCCGATGTTGGTGTAGTCACCACAGAACTGAATCAGTCGCAATCACAGACGCTTAAAGACGATTATTATAACGCAATCCTTACTATCTGCGGTATGCCGAACCGTAACGGTGGTGCTTCCACCAGTGATACCGGGTCGGCGGTACTGCTTCGTGATGGCTGGTCGGACGCAGAAGCAAGGGCAAAGGACAGCGAGCACATGTTCAAAAAGGCTGAAAAGAAAATGCTCAAACTGGTGCTCCGTATCTGCCGGGAGCTGTCCGACATAGATTTGCATTTAAGAGACATTGATATGCGTTTTACGAGACGCAATTATGAAGCAATTCAGAGTAAATCACAGGTGCTTATCTCGATGTTGCAACAGCCGAAGATACACCCACAGTTGGCATTTCAGAGTTCGGGTATGTTCTGTGACGCTGAATCTGCCTACACAATGAGTATGCAGTATTACGAGGAGCAACAGCAAAAAGCCCTCGAGCTGGCACAGGCACAGACCCCGGCTGACGATGATAACCCCGATGATAAACCGGGTGAGGAAGATGTTTAAGCGGTAACGCTTTAAATATGGTTAGGGAAAACCGAAATCGCAAGGTCAGACAAGACTTAAAAACGGAAAACAGTTGTGGAGTGAACCACCGATTAAACGCAGAAGGAGGATTTTCGTATGAACATTAAAGATTTGTTGGGAGACGCTTACAAAGAGGGAATGACGGTCGAGGAAATCGAAGCCGCTCTCGAGCCTATCACTCTCCCGGAGGACAATTCCGCAGAGGTTGAGAGGTTAAAGACAGCTCTCTCCAAGAGTAACAGCGAAGCCGCTGATTACAAGAAACAGCTCCGTGATAAGCTCACCGATGATGAAGCCACGAAGCAGAAGGAACAGGAGGAGCGTGAGGAGTTACAGTCCAAGTACGACCTGCTCCTTCACAAGAGTTTGGTATCTGATTACAAGGCTGAATATCTTGCGGCTGGTTACGAAGAAAAGCTGGCGGCAGACACCGCAGAAGCTATGGCGAACGGTGATACCGCAAAGGTTTTCGCTAATCAGAAGAAGCACCTCGAAGCTGTGGAAAAGAAAGCTCGTGCGGAAGCCCTTAAAGATACACCGAAGCCTACCCCCGATGGGGATAGCAAGACAATGACCTTAAAGAAGCTCCGTGAAATGTCTCCGGCAGACCGTTTGAAGTATGCCGAGGAGAATCCGACAGAGTACAAGTCATTGTACACAGAATCACAGGGCGAGTAAAACTCGCTGATAACAATTTACAGGAGGTAAAAAGTAATGGCACACAAGCTGTATGATAATTTCTATCTCTCGAATGAGATTGAAGACCAGTACAATTCCCATTTGGATTTACAGCAGTTCTGTACTGTTGACAATTCCCTTGTGGGTACTGCCGGTATGAAGCGTAAAATCAATGTCTACAAGGCAACAGACGGTACGGAGAAGCTGGCAATGGGTGTTGGTAACTCGAAGTCCATTGAAGTTTCTTACACCCCGGAGGAGTATGAAATCCTCATGGCACAGAACAAATTCCAGTATTATGACGAACAGGAAATGACCGATCCCATGCTCGTTCCTGTTGGTGTTCGTCACATGGGTACGGATATGTTTAACACCGTAAATGCGGACATTTTCGCAGAGTTCAATAAGACCACCAAGACAGTTGACAGCTCGAAGGTTGACTTCGGTGCGTTTGCTGACGCTGTGGCTACTCTCGATATCGAGAGCACCGACAACGACCCGGCACAGATTTCTCCGCTGGCGTTTGCTTTTGTCTGCCCGGCAGATATGGCAACCCTCCGCAAGAATCTTTCCGAGGATTTGAGATATGTCGAAGCGTTCGCCCGTACTGGTTATGTCGGTACTGTTGCTGGCGTGAACCTGTTCACGAAGAAGGACGCTGTGAGCGGCACTATCGTAGTTGCTACGAGAGAAGCTGTTACCCTTTTCAACAAGAAGGGTGTCGAGGTTGAACAGGAGCGTGACGGTGATATTCGTCAGAATACCATCTTCTCTCGCAAGTATTATCTTGCCGCTCTGACTGACGAGACAAAGGCAGTCAAGATTGTAACTTCCAGCAAGGGTTAAATAAAAGGAGGTGGATAGCATGACGCAAGAAGAAAAACTGAACGCCCTACGAGCGATGGTCGGTGGCTCTGATACTGACGAAGTGTTATCCACATATCTTTTGATTGCTGGGAGAAAAATCATCGCACGAGCTTATCCGTACAAAGACGATGTGACAGAAGTTCCACCGCAGTATGACTATCTCCAATGCGAGATAGCGGCGTATCTGCTCAATAAGCGAGGTGCAGAGGGTCAGACCTCTCACTCCGAGAACGGTATCACCCGGTCTTATGAGAACGCAGATGTTCCGTCCTCAATGCTCAAAGTGGTTACTCCTCATTGTGGAATTATAAAGTGAGGTGGCGGCTATGAGGTGCATGAACAGGAACAAGAGCAGATTCTTCTACTCGCTTTACGAGGGAAAAACAGCTATCACGGACGAGTACGGTAATGTCACAGGTGAGTATGATGTGAAGCATGGAAACCCGATTGAGTTTTTCGCAAACATATCTGCCGCCAAAGGTGAAACGCAGACCCGGCAGTTTGGTGAATCGGAAGCCTACGACAAAGTGATTGTCATGGATAATGACGCACCTTCGATTGACGAGTACACCGTGTTATGGGTCGATACCGTTCCCCAGTTGAATGAGGACGGTACGCTGGCAGTCAATGACGATGGCGAAACTATAACCCCTCACGATTATGTCGTGAAAAAGGTTGCAAAGAGCCTTAACAGCGTGTCGATTGCAATAAGCAAGGTGAATGTCACATGAGTAAAAGGGTTATCAAGTTCGGGTTATCCGATACGGAAATCGACCGGGCGATTAAAGAGCTGGCTGATTATAAACAAGACATTATCCAAAAGACGGAACTCCTACGACAGAAGGTTGCGGAGCGGCTGGCAGAGGAAGCAAAGAGCGGATTCTCCGGGGCTATCGTGGACGATATTACCGACAAATCGGGAGGTCGTAGGTATGCGAATGTCGATGTCTCAATAACTGACCGAGGTTCGGTCACAGTCGTAGTCGCAAACGGCGAGGACGCTGTTTGGGTCGAGTTTGGAGCTGGTGTATATCACAACGGCTCTCCCGGCAGTTCCCCTCACCCAAACGGTGCGGAGCTGGGAATGATAATTGGCGGCTACGGCAAAGGCAACGGTAGGAAAGAAAAATGGGGTTTCTACGAGGACGGTGAGTTAAGAATCACTCGTGGTACACCAGCCGTTATGCCTATGAGCCGTGCGATGAATACGATTTGTAATGAGATTTCAGAGATTATGAGGGAGGTGTTCGGGTGATAGATATTGAAACCGAGGTATTCAATACCGTATCTGCAAAGGTGCGTGAAAAATACCCGAAAATCTTTATGACAGGTGAATATGTCAAGTCTCCGTCCTCTTTCCCTTGCGTCTCACTTATCGAAACCGACAATCAGATTTATCGGAATACGAGGACAACCGAGTGTATTGAAAATCATGCACAGGTAATGTATGAGGTCAATGTCTACTCAAACAAAACGAAGGGTAAAAAAGCCGAGTGCAAGGAAATCATAGGATTCATTGACACACAGCTTGAAAAGCTCGGTTTTACTCGCACATTGCTGAATCCTGTTCCGAACGAGGAGGACGCAACAATCTATCGAATGGTAGCAAGGTACAGGGCAATCGTATCTAAAGAAAATGTTATTTACAGGAGGTAAAAATCATGGCTATTAGCACTTATAAGATTTTTCTTATGCAGAAAAACGATTCCGCATGGGAGAAGCTAATTGACATTAAGGAGTTCCCGGATTTGGGCGGCTCTCCCGAGCTGTTGGAGACCACAACCCTGTCTGACAAAATGCAGACTTATATCCCGGGTATTCAGTCCATTGACGCTCTCGAGTTCACAGCGAACTACACACTGGCTGATTACAAGGCACTGAAAGCTCTTGACGGACAGGACAAGCAGTATGCTGTATGGTTCGGCGGCACAGAGAGCGGCGATACTGTTACTCCGACAGGTAGTGACGGTAAGTTCAAGTTCAATGGTGCTCTTTCCGTTTATGCAAACGGCGGCGGCACGAACGAGGTTGTCGATATGACAATCACCATTGCACCGTCAACGCCTATCAGCATGGACGAGAGCAACGGTTAAGGCTACGAGTGTGGAAATCAACCCAGTACCTTTGCGGAGGGCTGACCGTCACAGGCGGTATTTTATTGAAAATGATTAGGAGGATTATATCATGGCGAAACAGTTGAAATTTACCTATGAGGGTAAGGATTATACTCTCGAGTTTACTCGCAGAACAGTCACGCAGATGGAGAAGAACGGTTTTGTTGCCGCAGAGGTGGAGAACAAACCCATGACTACTCTCCCGGCTCTCTTTGAGGGTGCTTTCCTTGCTCACCACAGGTTTGAGAAGAAGGAAGTTATCGACAAAATCTTTGCGAACATGACGAACAAAGAGGAGCTTATCGGCAAGCTGGCAGAAATGTATAACGAGCCGATTATGGCACTTGTCGAAGAACCAGAGGAGACCGAGGGAAACGTGAGCTGGACGGCGAGCTGGTAAGTAACTCTCCGTCTGATGAATCCGCTAACGAGGGGAGCGAGCGTGGTAATCGCTCTGCTCCCCATTTTTCGTATGAGGAAGCATTTTGCAAGAAGTTCCCCTATTACTTATCAATAGGCATGACGGAAGAACAATACTGGGACGGCGATTGTCTGCTCGTAAAGTATTACCGGGAAGCAGAGGAGCTTCGCCGGGAGAGGGTAAATCAAGAAATGTGGTTACAGGGTATGTATATCTATGACGCAATCTCTCGTCTCTCTCCGATTCTCCGGGCTTTCGCCAAAAAGGGAACAAAAGCCAAACCTTATGTCGAAGAAGCGTACCCCATCAATAAAAAGACGGTCAAGGACGCACAGGAGCGTAAGGAAAAGGCAAACTCTGAAAAGGGTGTACGGTATATGCAAGCATATATGGTACAGAACAATAAACGATTTGAAGGGAGTGAGTAAATATGTCAACAACGATTGAAAGTCTCGAGCTGGAAGTCCAGTCCAGTTCCACTTCTGCCGTCAGCGGCATAGACGCTCTTTCCGCTTCTTTGTCAAAACTCAAAACGGCAACGAAGGGCGGTGTTGGATTAACAAGCGTAGCAAACCAGTTACGAAATCTTAACACCGCCCTTCAAACAATGGATAGCAGTTCCGCAGATAAGATTGACAAGCTGGCTGACAGTTTGCAGAAATTGTCCTCGCTGGGAAGTCTGAAAATCTCGTCCTCTATCGGCAATCAGTTAAAGAACATCGGCTCTGCCGCTTCTTCTCTGAATACTGCCGATTTGTCGGGATTGAATAAGCTGTCTACGGCGTTACAGCCTTTGAGCAGTCTCGGTAAGTCCTCCGGGCTTTCGAGTGCAATCACACAGCTCAATAAGATTCCGCAGTTGGCACAGACGCTTAACAGCGTGAACTGGTCTACCTTCACAAGTCAGATACAGCAGTTGTCGAACGCACTCGCACCGCTGGCAAATCAGCTCAATACGGTGTCTGCGGCGTTCTCACAGCTCCCGGCAAATATCAGACGCACGGTTACGGCAACAAACAGTCTCCCGACCTCGAATAACAAGGCGGCTGACAGTTACGCTAACCTGTGGGCGAAATGCCGTATGGCTATGAATGTGGTAAAGGGTGCGGCGAGTACGATTGCTTCGTGGGTTACGCAGTCTAACCAGTATATCGAGGATTTAAACCTGTTCACAGCTTCAATGGGCGATTATGCAAGCGAAGCACAGAAATACGCCGAACAGGTGAGTGAGCTTTTGGGTATCGACCCGGGCGAGTTCATGCGAAATCAAGGTGTGTTCAATACCATTATCAGCGGTTTCGGTGTGGCAAGCGACAAGGCGTATCTCATGTCGAAGAACCTCACCCAGCTCGGTTATGATATTTCTTCGTTCTTCAATATCTCATTTGAGGACGCTATGACAAAGTTACAGTCGGGTATCTCGGGTGAGCTTGAACCTCTCCGTAGGCTGGGTTATGACCTCTCTGTTGCGAGATTGCAACAGGAAGCATTGAACCTCGGTATCACAAAGAGCGTAAGTTCCATGACACAGGCTGAAAAATCCCAGCTCCGTTACTATGCGATTATGACACAGGTTACGACAGCACAGGGAGATATGGCTCGTACACTTAACGCCCCGGCAAACCAGCTCCGTGTTTTACAGGCACAGGTTACTCAATGTGCAAGAGCTTTAGGAAACATCTTTATCCCGGCTCTCAATGCGGTGCTTCCATATGCTATCGCACTTGCGAAGGTGTTACGAATGGTGGCGAACGAGATTGCAAACTTCTTCGGATTCACATTACCCGAGGTCGATTACAGCAGTCTAACCTCTACTGCTTCTTCTCTTGCTGATTCCGCAGACGATACGGCAAGCGGATTGAGTGACGCTTCAAGTGCGGCAAAGAAGCTGAAAAATGCAATGACAGGTATTGACGAACTCAATATCATTTCCCCGAACGATGATTCTTCTTCGGGTAGCGGAAGCGGCTCGGGTAGTGGCTCGGGAAGTGATTTGGGTATTGACTTACCTACTTATGATTTCCTCGGAGACCTCGTTTCCTCGAGAGTTGACGAGATTGTAAAAATGATTACAGACGCTATGAGCGAAATTACCGCAGTCGTGAGCGGATTCCTGTTGGCAATCGGTACTATCCTCGTTGTCACAGGTGCAAATATTCCGCTGGGTCTCGGACTTATGGCGGTTGGTGCTGTCGGGCTGGCGGCTACAATAGCGGCGAACTGGGATAGCATGACTACGCAGTTGGCAACAACGCTGACGCTGGTTACATCGGTGTTGGGAGGATTCCTTCTCGCTATCGGTGCTTTCCTTGCATTTTCGGGTGTGAATGTTCCGCTCGGTGCTGGTCTCATGGTGGCTGGTGCGGCTTCCCTCGCTACTGCCGCAGTCATTAACTGGAAGTTCCTCGATGGGGATTTGACAAATGCTCTCTCGAGCTTGACAGGTATCGTGAGCGGAGCTTTGCTGGCTATGGGTGCGTTATTCGCTTTCACAGGCGTAGATGTGCCGTTAGGTATCGCTCTTATGGCGGCTGGTGCAATCGGGCTGGCTACGGCAATAGCTCTTAACTGGGATTCTCTGACCGCACCTGTGAGAAACACAATCGGTCTGCTGGAAGGTATCGTGGGAGGTGCTTTGCTGACCTTCGGTGCAATCCTCGCTTTGAGCGGTGCGAACATTCCGCTCGGTATCGGCATGATTGCCGCCGGAGCTGTTTCTTTAGCGTCTGCCGTGGCTCTTAACTGGAACTCATTGACAGGTGATGTGCAGAGTTCTATCACGAGTATCGTCTCCATTGTGAGCGGTGCTTTAATCGGTATCGGTGCTGTTCTCGCCCTGTCGGGCGTTGCTACCGGGCTGGGTATCGGAATGATTGCTGTCGGTGCGGTAGGTCTTGCGGCTTCCGTGGGGCTTAACTGGAACTCAATGACAAGTCAAATAAGAAAAACCATAACCAGTATTTTGCTGATTGTCGGTGCTGGTGCTTTGGCTATCGGTGCTATCCTCGCATTTACCGGGGCTGGAACGGCTCTCGGTGTCGGTCTCATGCTGACAGGTGCGGCGGCTCTCGGAACAGCGGTAGCCCTTAACTGGGACACCATCGTGAAAAAGATACAGGGTGTTATCACAAAGATACTCCTTATTGCTGGTGCGGCGGCTCTTGCAATCGGTCTCATGCTCGTTTTTACAGGCGTGGGGATTCCTCTCGGTGTAGGTCTTATCCTTGCTGGTGCGGCTTCGCTGGGAACGGCAGTTGCTATTAACTGGGAGACGATTACCAAAAAGCTAAAAGGTGTCATTGACGATATTCTCGTCCTTGCTGGCTCTGCGGCACTTGCGATAGGTCTTATCCTTCTCCTCACAGGAGTAGGTATTCCGCTCGGACTTGGGTTGATTCTCGCTGGTGCGGCGGCTCTCGGAACAGAGGTTGCCTTTAGTTGGGATTCCATTCAGAAGGAAATTCAGAACGGATTGGACGGTATCAAGAAAAAGTGGAACTCATTCACCGAAGGTCTCAACGATATTGTCGTGAATGTGAAAAACACCGCTTCCGAGTGGTGGAGCAATGTCAAGACATGGTGGGGCGAAAAGGTCGGTGCGGTCGAGGACTTCGTAACCGATGTAAAAAATGACGCTTCTACTTGGTGGAGTAATACGAAATCATGGTGGAGCGGTAAAGTTTCTTCCGTGAAGGATTTTACCACACAGGTAAAAAATGACGCTTCTACTTGGTGGTCTAACACGAAGTCGTGGTGGTCGGGAAAAGTCGGTGCAGTACAGAAATTCACGACCGAGGTTAAAGACGAAGCAAGTACATGGTGGTCTAACACAAAGAGCTGGTGGAGCGGCAAGGTAGGGGCTGTTCAAAAGTTTACCACAGCGGTAAAGGACGAATCCTCTACATGGTGGACGAACACTAAAACTTGGTGGAGCGGCAAAGTCGGAGCGGTACAAAAATTCACTACTGCCGTGAAAGACGAATCTTCGACATGGTGGAGCAATACGAAAACCTACTGGTCGGGTAAGGTCGGTGAGGTACAGAAATTCACCACGGCTGTTAAGAACGAAGCGGCTACTTGGTGGTCGAATACCAAAACTTGGTGGTCTGAAAAGGTCGGGGAAGTATCGAAGTTTACGACCTCGGTAAAGAACGATTCCTCCACATGGTGGAGTAATGTAAAGAGCTGGTGGAGCGATGTTGCGAAAAACGGCGTATCGCTGACAGTAAACCTCCTCAAAGGCTGGAGTGGTACTATCAAGAGCTGGCTCGGATTTGAAAACGGCGGCATTATGACCGACAAGGGCGTACAGTTCTGTGCGAACGGCGGCGTGTTTAACGGAAAAATCCCGATGTATGCAAACGGCACGAACAATCCTTCCCACGGTTCACTTTTCGTAGCCGGGGAGAACGGAGCGGAAATGGTCGGGCATATCAACAACCGCACCGAGGTATTAAACCGCTTCCAGCTTGCTTCTGTAATGCAAAGCTCTATAATCGCTGGTATGTCGCAGTTCACCGAGTATTGGAGAGCTATTTACAGTCAAATGACAGTATGTGCGAATGGAGTAATCAATTCCGTTCTCGTAAGTGCTGACGCTATGGCTACCAGCATGGATAACAGCACAAGCTATGACCCGACAAACACTCTCGTGCAGTCTGTATATGAGGATTCACAGAGGGGTTACGATAACTCCTACTCCTCTGATTCCATTGCTACGGCAATGAGGGATTTCTACACCGAGTATGTCGAGCCTACGCTCAAAGATATTGCAAGCGATACCAAGAGACAGGCTGACAAAGAGGAGCAGACAATCGTACAGGTCGGCAACAGAACTATCAATGACGCTGTTACAAAACAGCAAAAAGCCAATGGCTATAAATTCGCAACGTAAAGGAGGGAGCTGAAATGGCATATTTGGCAATAAACGGTTATGAGCTTCCTCCTTGCAAGCGAGGAGTGAGCGTGGTCGTAACAACGCTCGTGGATTCCGGGCGTGACGCAAACGGAGCTGTCGTGGGTCAGAAAATCGGCAGAGACCAGTATAAGATTGACGGTCTCGAGTGGGCGTGGCTCACCGCCGCACAATGGGAAAGCATACTGCGAGCAATCAGCAATTTCTTTTTCTATGTGACATTCTATGACCCGGTATCGAATGATAAAAAGACAGTCAAGATGTACTGCGGAGACCGAACCGCAGAACCCTACTGGGTGGATAAAAACGGTAAGCCTACACATTACAGGAATTGCAAAGTGAACCTTATCGACACAGGGGAATAGGAGGGATTTTATGCAGAAAGTATCAAAGGCATACAAAAACAGTATGAAATCCTCTCTCCGGGAGAGAGCGTATATTATGCTCTCTTTCGGACTTGTGAATCAAGAAGCACAGGCGAAAGCGAGTATCGACAAAGGGGATTTTTCCTACTACTCCAATAAGGACAATCTTTTCGGAGAACACGGAGACGATACTGTTTATGCCACTTTAGAGGAGAATTTCACAAAGGTAGACGGTTCGATGTTCTTCCTTCCGAGAAGCACCTCTGCGGACAAGTTTTACGATACCGGGATAATCAGTAATAATCTCCTGTCGGAAGCACAATGGGAGCTGACAATCAGTTTGAACACCATAGCGACCGATTTCAAAGGTCTCACGATTAACTTCGGGGATAATTACCCGGTTGATTTTGACCTCGTGGGAAGCACAGGACAGGTTATCGAGTTCCGGGGCAACACGGAAGCGGAATGGTCTACCGAGGAAGTTGTTGAGAACACGACCTATATCAAGCTGATTTTCTACACAATGAAAAATCCGCAGAGCCGTGTCCGCATTTACTCTATCCGTTTCGGATATGGTCTTGTTTATTACAATGATTCTGTCATGGATTCCTCGCTCGAGAGCTATGTTTCTCCTATCGGGGAAGATGTACCGCAGATAGATTTCTCGGTACAGCTCAAAAACTACGACCATTACTTTAATGTGGATAACCCGGATTCTGCTATCAACTACCTCGAGACAGGACAGGAAATGGATATTATGTTTGGCTACCAGCTCCCGGATTCTGATGAAATCGAGTGGGTACAGGGAAACCACCTGTTGTGTTCCGAGTGGGAAAGCGATGATTACACCGCAACAATCCGCTGTCAAGACATATTCCGAAACATGGATACAGAGTTTATTAAAGGTCTGTATTCCGCAAAGGGAGTAAGCTATTACGATTTGGCAGAAGGTGTACTGGCTGACGCTGGGGTTACAGATTATTACATCGACCCCCGGTTGAAAAAGCTCTATACCAATAATCCCATGCCGAGGGTACAGCACAAGGAAGCATTGCAGATTATCGCAAACGCTTGTCGGTGTACTCTCTCGCAGACAAGATATGGAGAGGTACAGATTAAGTCAAACTTCATGCCGGACGCTTCGGTTTCCACCAACGGTGAGACCAGCTTCTCAAATGCGGCAAATGTGCTGAATGAAACAGACAAGGAGGAATACGCAACGCTGGCTGAAAATTACACGCCTGTCAATGCCGGAATGTTCTTCCTCCCGAGGAGTGGAAAGTCAAGCCTTAACACAGGTTATGTGTCAGAGGAAATCTCGGACGCAGACTGTAAGTTTGAAACAAACCCGGTTGTCACAATCTCAATGGAAGCGGTTCGCTCCTATCACGGTTTGGAGCTGGTGTTTGGTAGCACTCTCCCGGGGGCGTTCACGATACGGACATATAACAACGGTGTGCTGGCAGACAATTTCCCGGTCACAGGCGAGGAGATAGAAACCGATTTGGTGCTTCTCTACGATTTTGAGGATTTCGACAAAATCGAACTTGAATTTACGGAGACCGCCGAACCGTATAACCGTATCGTGCTGAATTATTTCAGTTTGAGTGATGTAACGGATTTCACAATGACACGAAAAGAAATGACTTCCTCACCGAAGGCAATCAAACAGGAGCTTGTCAAGGAAGTAATCGTGCCGTGTTACAGTTATCAGACCGGGAACACCGAGGAAAGTCTTGTGAGCGAAGATGTGACCGTGGAAGCAAACGAAGAAATGACCTTCTACATGGGTGCGGCTTCCTACGGATATAGGCTACTGATTAACGAGGTGGCTACCACGAGCGTAACGATTGTCTCATGGGGCAATTATTATATCACGGTGCAGTTCTCGGTGGCTGGTACATTCAATTTTGAGGTCAAGGGCTACCGTTACAAGGTGGTGGAGAAATACGCCAAGAAAACACTTCACGAGAGGGGCAAGACAATCAAGTGGGAAAATCCTCTGATAAGCAATATGACGATGGCAAACGACCTCGCAGAGTGGCTGGGTGACTACTACACCGCTGGTATCGAGTATGAGTATGAGACCCGAGGTAATCCCGAGATTGACGCAAACGATATTGTGTACCAAGAGAATGAGTATTACAGCGGAATGAAGGTAAATATTTACCGTCACAGGATAAATTTCAAACAGGCATTTTCGGGGAAAGTGACTGCGAGAAGAACAGGAGGTTATTGATATGTGGGAGACCCCGAAAACAGACTGGAAAAGTTCATTTGATTCTGACGGAAAATACACAGGTGACAAATTTAATGCGGTCGATTATAACCGCATAAAGAATAACCTCGAATATCTCCGTGGGATAGCGGTCGAAATGTACGAGGAGTTTTCAATTACTTCTGTCGGAGACGATAAGACCCCGAAGGATTACTTTTACGCTGATGAAATCAATCAGATGGAAGAAAACCTCAATGTGATAAACCAGCATACGCTTTCCGCAAATTACGGAACGACCCCGGTTTATTACGACAACGGAAACACAATGGATTATACCGAGTTGAACAGGCTGGAAAGTGCAATCCTCGACCTGTATAACAAATTAACAAACGAATATGAGGGGCGGCGGTTGCTGACTTTCAATTTCGGCATGAATGGAGGGTTATAAATGGCATTTGAACCTTTAAGAACCGATTACACAGACGCAGTATGGGACGGTCTGAAAAAGTACACACAGGTTGACAATGACGATGGTACAGTCTCCTTCCGTGATGTGACTTCCTATACGAACAAGGAAAAGTCCTTCTTCGGCTCGAAGGACGCAAACCGTATCAACGAAGCGGCAAACGCAATCATGGCGGCTCTCGAGAGCGGAACAGACCTTTACACGGTGTTCCAAAACTTCTTTGAGGAGCAGAAAAACCTCTTTGAGCAGACCGCAGACGAGACACAGGACGGTCTCACGGCGTATGTCTCTGATTTGGAGAAGCTGGGTGACGAGATTATCCAAAAGGTCGAGAGCGATTATTCAACCGAAATGGATAATTACAAGGACACCCAGCAGAAGATTTTTGATGTGTGGTTTCAGACTATCAGAGACACTTTGAGTAACGACGTTGCTACCGCCCTTGCAAATCAGATTGAGGAGAACTCCGAGACCGATTTCAACCGTTATTATGGGCTGGTATCAAAGACCATAAACATTAACAAGGAAAATGATGTGGTAAAAAATATCGTGGAGACCGGGGACGGCGTTACCGCTACCACCACCTTTGAGACGATTTCCACAGGCAAAAAGATTGTTACCGTGCTCGTTCCCGACAGCGAGAGTTATGTTTATACAAAGACAGTCCTCATTGAGAACGTGGACGGCGGCAAGCAGATTACAGAGAGCTATAAAAAGGAGGTTAAGTAAATATGAGCAGTTATCCCGAAGCACAGTACGTTATTGACGAGCTTTCGCAGAAAATCAATCAGACCGGGTGGTATCTGAAAGCACCCACTGATGTACAGATTACCAATTTTGACGAAGCGGCGAAAATCACATGGACTGACCCGGAGGACGCAGTTCTCGAGGGCGTAGTTGCCGCACAATGGGCTGGAACGGTCGTTGTCCGCAAAGAAGGTTCTGCCCCTACTTCTGCGACAGACGGAACAGTTGTCACAGAATCAAGAATCAGAAACCAGTACAAGGACACACCGCTGGTCGATTCCGGGCTGACGAACGGAACAACATATTATTACGGAGTGTTCCCATTCACGAGTTTGGGTCAGTACACCACTTCCTCGGTGACGAGCTTTACGCCGAGCGAAATTCTCCCGGTCGTGCCTGTTATCAATTCAATCACGGCTGATGATGGAAAAGTGGAGATTGATTTCACTTCCGAGACAGCAGACGCACTTATCAAAATCGTTTATAAGATAGGCTCTGCTCCTACTTCCGTGACAGACGGAACGGTTGTCAACAATGTAAGCTCCTCTCCTGTCGAGATTACAGGACTGACGAACGATACGACATACTTCTTCGCCCTGTATGCGTACACTGCAAAGAGACAGTCAGAGGTGAGTAATATCGTATCGGCAATGCCGAGGTCATATATCGCTTATGCGTTCCACCTGTCCGAGAGTGAATCCAACCCGAATTCAATGATTACTTTCCCGGCTGGATATGCGAACAGTAACTTTACAGACAATGCCTACATGAATTTCTCGACAGGTGCTTTCCACTTGGGAGACTGGGCTGACGCTTTCTTTATCCCGAGAAGCTGTATGCTCAAATATGACGGCACAGTTGCCTATTATTTGGACGAGAACGATGAAACGAAAAGGGCTGACGGTTCGGCTTCCGATGTTGCGAACAGCTCCTTTGCTGGTAATGCAATGATGGAGTGGGGTCAGAACGGAGACATTTTCTACTGGAAGATAGTTCCCGATAGTGACGGAAACGGTTTCACATTCGTTGTGGCAAACAAACAGCTTGACGATGATATGCAACCGTGGAACTTCTATAACTCAAAGGGCGAGGTTGCTTCCCACTTCTACACTCCGAAGTATTTTGGAAGCTCGGACGGCACAAGGCTTCGTTCTATCAGCGGCGGTACGAATTATGTTTCACAAACCGCTACGACAGAAACGACCGCCGCAAAAGCAAATAACCCGAGCGGCGTACAGATTTGGGACACCGAGGTTTACGCCGACTGGCTGTTTATTGATATGCTCCTTCTGATGATGTGCAAGTCTACCAACACACAGGCGAAATACGGCTACGGCAGATGTTCGTCAAGCAATTCTGCCGCTATCGGACAGGGTACGATGAACGGTAAGGGTATGTTTTGGGGTGACAGCACACAGACAAACGGTGTGAAGGTGTTCGGCATGGAGAACTACTGGGGTAATATTTGGAGACGAATTGCCGGACTTATCAATGTGAGCGGCACAGTAAAGGCAAAGCTCACCTATGGTAAACAGGACGGTACTACTGTCGAGGGCTACAATCAGACAGGAAATGGCTATAATACGCTCGGCTCTATCAGTGGAACTTCGGGAGGTTATACCTCGAAAATGAACATTTCCGCAAAAGGTCTCGCACCGAAAACTATCAGCGGTTCGGATAGTACCTATTACACAGACGGAGCGTGGTTTAACAATTCACAAACAGATTATGCCTATGTCGGTGGTAGCTGGTACGGCGGTCTGCGAGTTGGAGCGTTGTTCGTCGATCTGGACGGTGCGGCTTCCTATTCCAGCACGTACGTCGGGGCGGCTCTTTCTTGTAAACCACTTGCTTGAAAGGGTGAATTACTCACGCAGTGAGTAAGAGGGGAAACACCTCGTGTGTCCCCTTTTAGGTGGATAAATTAAATATAGGGGTCTGTGCCACAATGCCTATGTCGGTGGTAACTGGAACAACAGTCTGAAAGTTGGAGCGTTATACGTCAATCTGAACAATACGGCTTCCAATTCCAACACAAACATCGGGGCGGCTCATTCTTATCCAATTAAGAATTAAATTAGTGTGGCACATTCTCCTCACCTCTTGGTGAAAATCAACTCGTAGCAAGCACCTGTTAGTAGTTTATCGAAAGTGGGTGAGAGGATAAGAAAGAAGAATTATGAAATCATACAATCATTTATACGAGCAAATCATAGAGGACATGAATTTGGAGCTGGCGTTAAAAGACGCTGGCAGAGGACAGTCCAAGAAGCGGTTAAGGCAAAAAGCTGGGTCGTAAATTATCAGAAGACGGAACACCATGAGGTTCTGATTTATGACGGTATCGGCAGAAAGCAGAGAAAAATCATTGTCCCGACCTTCCGGGAGCTGACCGTGCAACACGCAGTTGTGAATGTTTTGAAACCCATATTTATGAAGGGAATGTATGAGCACAGTTACGCTTCTATTCCCGGCAGAGGGGTTCACAAAGCGAAAAAGCAGATTGAGAAATGGATAAAGCACGATACGAGGAATGTGAAATATGTCCTCAAAATGGATATAAAGCACTTCTTCGATTCCGTTCCTCACGATATTCTGAAAGCGAAGCTCGAGAAGCTGATTCACGACAGTAAATTGCTGGACTTGCTTTTTAAGATAATTGACACGACCGAACACGGACTGCCACTGGGCTTTTATACCTCACAATGGTTTGCAAACTGGTATCTACAAGACCTCGACCACTTTATCAAGGAGGACTTGAAAGCCGTACATTATGTGCGGTATATGGACGATATGGTGATTTTCGGCTCGAACAAAAAGACCCTTCACGAAATGAGGAAAGCGATTGAGAAGTATCTCAATGACAAGCTGGGTCTGACGCTGAAAGAGAACTGGCAAGTATTCCGATTTCACTATGTCCGATGTAACCAGTCCCGGGGAAGGGATTTGGATTTCATGGGTTTTCGGTTTTACAGGAACAGGACAACCCTTAGACGGAGGATAATGTTAAAGGCTACACGGAAAGCGAAAAAGATTTCCAAGAAATCGAGAGCGACAATCTATGATATAAGACAAATGTTATCCTACCTCGGCTGGCTGGACTGCACAGATACTTATGATATGTACCAAAAAACGGATAAAACCGTATGTGGACTTCGGAGAGTTCAAACGGAGATTATCAAAATATGACAAGCGGAGAGCCGCTTAGTAAGGAGGGCAATATGAAAATCGAGTACAAACACCGGGAAGGTTCTCAACCCACACAGCCGTTGATGGTCGATACCACCTCGAGCAAGGCGGTTATCTATCTGCGGAAGAACATCGAGCGTACCACCCGGACAGACGCTATGACAGGTGAGACCGTGGAGCTTTGGGAGTATGATGAAGCGATTCTCTCTCTCGTAGAGTACGAGCAGTACAAGAGCGAGGTTGGGGTCGAGGTCATGGCTCAAATGTCTGCGGACAATTTGGACATGATGGACGCAATCGCTACGGCATACGAAATGTCGATTGAGACTGCGGAAAATCAGTTGGTTATCATGGACGCAATAGCTGACCTTTACGAAGCTATCGCAAATAATTAAAAAGGAGGGCAATCATCATGGTAGAACTTTATGTGAAACTGGTAATCGGAAAAAAGAGGACAATCGAGAGTGTTCCGAAAAGCCTTCGGGCTGATGTGACAGCAAGGCTTAAAGAGCTGGGCTATGACGAAAACGGAAACCTCATTGAGTAGTTCGGGGGAAGGAGGAATAAGGTTGTGGTGAGTATAACGTATCTCTTGTCGGGGGCTTCACTTTTAGTTGCCGTCCTCGTGGCGGTAAGTAATTTCCGGCGAAATACTTCCGCTGACGATAAAAAGGAAAGCGAGCAAATGACAACGGTTATCGTGAAGCTGGAAAACATCGGGAACGGCGTGAATGAGATTAAAGCTGATATTCGCAATATCCGTTCGGAGGTTATGGAACTTCGGGAACGTATCGTTGCCGTAGAACAGTCGGCAAAATCTCTACATAAGAGGGTTGACGGCATGGAGGAACATGAATAACAAGGAGGAAATACAAAATGAGCAATAGTTCTTTAATATCTTACACAAAACTCTCCCCGAACAATTCCGGGGCGAGAACACACAGCATTGACCGTATCACACCTCATTGTGTGGTAGGTCAGCTCACAGCCGAGGGTATCTGCGGCTGTTTCACCAGCACGAGCCGTAAGGCAAGCTGTAATTATGGTATCGGTAAGGACGGTAAAATCGCCCTGTGCGTTGACGAAGGAAATCGTTCGTGGTGTTCTTCCAATGCGGCAAACGACCAGCGAGCAGTCACGATTGAGTGTGCTTCCGACACCGCTTCACCGTATGCGATGAACGATAAGGTGTATGCCGCTCTCATAAATCTCTGCGTAGATATTTGCAAGCGTAACGGTAAAACAAAGCTCCTGTGGCTGGGCGATAAGGACAAGACCCTTAAATACAGCCCAAAGTCCGGGGAAATGGTTCTGACCGTTCACCGCTGGTTTGCAAATAAGTCTTGTCCGGGAGACTGGCTGTATAATAAGCTGGGCGAACTGGCAACCGAGGTTACAAACAAGCTGGGCGGCAAGACAACGACTGCAAGCTCCGCTACCAATAAAACTTCCACCGCTTCTACTTCCGGGGAATACAAGGTAAAGGTTACGGTCGATGTGCTGAATATCCGTAAGGGTGCTGGCACAAATTACGCTACCTGTGGCTCAATCCGTGATAAGGGTACATACACTATCACCGAGGAAGCGAGTGGCAAGGGTGCTACCAAGTGGGGCAAGCTGAAATCCGGGGCTGGCTGGATTTCGTTGGACTACTGCAAGAAGGTGTAATGAGCGGTAAATCGAAAAGGCAACCGATTGAGTTCTCGAAGCTGATACTGATTGTAGCGGCAATCGTGAATGTGGTCGTTATCATATTCACATTTGTAATGGTATGGCGTACTTGTGATTTAACGCCGCTTGATTACCTTATCCCAGCAGTAGCCGCAGAGACCGCCACAGGCACAGGTTTCTATTATGCAAAAGCAAAGGTCGAGAACCGTATCAAGCTGATGAAGCATTATAAGGTTGACCCGACAGTAGAATCATTCAATGACGAAGGAGGATATTCAAATGGTTGATTTAACACAGGTTATCGTAGCAGTTTTGACACTCGTTATTTCGCTGGTGTCCGCATTTCTGATTCCGTATCTGAAAAGCAAGGTGAGTTCCGAACAGCTTGACACAATTAAGTTTTGGGTGAACATCGCTGTCGAAGCGGCAGAAATGATTTACACCGGGAGCGGCAAGGGAACAGAGAAGAAAGCCTATGTAGTAGAATTTCTGAATAGCAAGGGCTTTACTCTGAATACCGAGGAGATTGATAATCTCATAGAAGCCGCTGTGCTGGAATTAAAAACCACACAAAAAGAGGAAGCCTAAACTTCCTCTACAAATACCACAAATCCGAAGCAATGCTTTACGAAAAATAGAGAGTTCGGATTTGCACAATAAAGTGGAGTTATGCCCTCAATATCCGAACTCGTGATAGTGAGGGTGTTACTCCCCGAAACATTGAATGTCAGCACGATTTTTCGTCCACCGTTATCATCGTCATAAATGAAAACGGAATTAACAAGAGTGTCGATAATCCTCCGCTGATATTCTATATCCCGGATATTGCCGTTCTTAAACGAGGTGAGCCAAAACATGATACGCTCCTTCGACAAGAGCGGCTTATTCATTTCCTCCCGGGCAATCTGACCCTCGAGGTCGAGCCGTTCCTGTTCCAGCTCCTCGAGCCGGGTTTTCGTGGTCGGCGTTATAATGCCCTGTTCAATCGCAGACATGAGATTTTTGATTTTCTTGTTGGTCTCCTTCAATGCCCCCTGTAATCCCACCAGCACCGATGTGTCCTGTAATTCCTTCTCGATAATCTCCATAGCTTTTGTTGCTATGAGGTCGATGTTCTCGTCTGTAAGAACTGTCTGCACCGTAAATTTCACCACGAGCTGTTCGATCCAGTCCTTTTTCTCCACGGCTTTATCACAGTTCTTTTTTCGCTTCCTCCCGGCACACTTATAATAATGGTGAACCTTCCCGGTTTTAGAAGTACCACTCTCACCTATCATCGGTTCGCCACAGTGACCGCAGAAAAGTTTCGTGGTGAGCAGATAATCCTCGGCGGCTTTATTCCTCGCTCGGGCGGCGTAGTTGTGCCGGAACATCGCCTGTACCTTCTCGAAAAGAGGTTTTTCGATAATCGCTGGTACAGCGTCCTCTAAAACCACATCGTCAAAACGGTAAACCCCGATATATTTATCATTCCGAAGGATTCTGCTCAAACTGTTCTTATTAAAGGCGTTCCCCCGGGAAGTCTTATATCCCTTCTCATTCAGATAGTTCACAATCTGCGTGGCTGATTTACCCTCGGAGTACATTGTGAAAATATCCTGTACCGCCTTTGCCCCCACCGGGTCAATCTCATACTGGCGGTTTTCTCCTATCTTATACCCGAGACACGGACTACCCATAGCGATACCATGTAGAGCATTTTCTTTGAGACCTCGCTTGATACTTCGGGCGAGGTTTTCTGAATAATACTCGGCGTAACCTTCGAGTACGGATTCCAGTATGATTCCTTCCGGCGTGTCCGGCATAGGCTGTTTCGCATAGAAAACCTTTACGCCGTTCTTTTTGAGCTTCGCTTTGTAGATGGCAGAATCGTACCTGTTCCGGGCGAAGCGGTCGAGAGTGTACATGATTACAGCGTCAAAGTGACCCTTCTCGCTGTCCTTTATGAGCTTTTGAAACATCGGACGGTTATCGGTCTTTCCCGATATTGCCCGGTCGCAATACTCGTCCACGACCGAGAAGCCGTTCTTCTTGGCGAACTCGTGGCACTCCCGGAGCTGACCTTCTATGGATTCCTCACGCTGATTATGACTTGAATACCTTGCATATATTACGGCTTTAATACTTCCACCACCACTTCTTTACCATCTTCTAATCTATAAAGGTAGCTCATAACCTCATGCCTGTGCTTCCGTGACAAAGCCCGGTAGATACGAAGAATGTCCTCCTCGTCCTCGTCTGTTGGCTTTACCCTCTGTACCTCTCCCTCGTCTGCGAAAAAGTCCATTATGGAGCAGTCCAGCTCTTTTGCAAGGTCGAGCATTATGTCCTCTTTCGGGATTGAGCCGTTGTTTATAGCCGTGACCTTCGATGTAGACAGACCAACCTTTTTCACAACCTGTGTGAGTGTCGTTCCCCTCTCTTTGCATATCCTATTCAGATTCTCACGAAATGTCATAAAAAATACCTCCCTAAAAATAAATTCTAAAATTCCGAATTTTGTTGTTGACAATTCGCATAATAAGAATTAGAATAATAACAAGAAGTTCGCAAAACACGAATT